GTGAAGTTTTTGTAGGTGGTTCAAGAGTGGAGGCTGTTTCAATATTATTTGAGTCGTCAGCACGCTCTAGAACCTCACTCCTCCGCAGTGCGGGAAGCGAGTTCGGACTCGAATCTCGAGCCCTTTGGGGGGACATAAGGAGCAATTGACTCAATTGCTCAGATGTTGGAACTGCAAGTTCAAAATCGTCCCCAGCCGATATATATACATTAATCTCGATATCATTATTAACATCTGTGCGAGGCACAGCCAATTCATTTACTACATAAACTCGAAGTACACCATTTATGTCTGGTAACCTGTCATTATTATGTGTAGATGTCTTGAGAGCTAGAGGGTCAGTACTAAAGAATTGGGCATTTACAGTTTTAAACACATTGTCCATTTCAAGAAAAGTAGTGTCAGCTCCCCAGCCTATTCTGATTACGAAATCTGTTGTTTCAGTTATGTCAACAATTACTTGTTGGAGGGTGTTATAATCGGGAGCAGTGGTATCTAAACCCACTGGATCCCAAACAAAACGCAATCTACCTCGGTGATATTTGGAAGACACAACCTGAAATCTGTATGTCAAACTACCTCGCCAATAGGCAAAAGGAAGAGAAGCAAAAGAAAGAGCAGTGAAATAATGGGGCCTATGGCCTGAAAGCTCCGATGAGCCTATCCTATGCGACACGGGGGCAACATAAGTATTCCACAGCAATTCTTCTTCAGCTTGACCAACCTGCCAAGAAAAGGTGTCAAGAAAGGACTGTCTGGTAGCTATCAAAAGAATGTCCAGTTCGTCCTCTCCATCTCTACCAAAAATTCTAGGATCGATAGATAGTTCTTGTTTACAATCTAGCGAAAGCTTGGCTACATCATCTTCTTGATTGGACGTAGCAAAAGAACCTTTGGTGTTAGGTCGAAATACCGAAGTAGATAATATCGGTGTTCGACTGTACCCGAATATAGAAGCGACTTTTAATAAAGCATTTGCCCCAATTTGGGTAGCAGTGGCGTATGGTCCTAGGACAGGAGCATTTTTAAATTTAGATGCTATACTAGCTAAAGCACTAGCAGGTTTTGATATAGGTCCCATTCCATACTCATCTCCTCTCTCTTCAACTTCAGAAGTCGAAATGGGAGGAGGAATTATTAGGGAATCGTAGGTTTGTTGAGTAGCTACGCCTAGCTTGACGTTTTCAGCCCATCCGTAGACGGTAACAGTTACAGGGTCTGTTGCTCCATTAGCATGTTTTAAAGGATTAATGGAATCAATTTGTAATAGACCTAAACCATCAGTAATATCTAAGGATGTGATATCAATATTTGCTCTAGGATAAAAGAATGGTAAAACCATTTCTCCTCCTTCACAAGTTGTAGGATTAATGAAAACGTGTGGTTTTTGTGTATTAAGTGTGAGTTGATCAGTGTTAGGCCCTGAAAAGGCATAATCGTTAATATTATCATACATAGCAAGTGGTGTGTAGTAACAAATGGCTCTCCCATAATGAAAAGGAGTACCATTGACTACTATCTTGATATGCATATCAAAATTCATCAACTTATAGTGAGCAACTTTTTGAGCAACTCGGGGATCTCGTATAAACTGTCCCCAAGGGTCGATAAACACAAAACGCAACTCGGAACCTACGTTCCAAACCTCAGTATCCAACTTTATCGGTCTACTGAGGAAATGTTGTAATTCAGTGCAGGAGTCATACACCTGATCTCGCAATGGATCGAGAAATTCAGGTGGCGCTTCTGTTGCACCAGGTTTATCATCCATGAACGTTACAGTGGCAGTTTGCTCTGTCGAGCGTTCACCTACCTCAGTACGTTCTATGGTGATAAGTTTTTCCTTTGTTAAATCTTTAGTTGTTGTTGGGCGTTGAATTCTTCGCGCATACGGAGGATTCATGTAAGCATATAATTGTACAGACAATAAACATGTAATATAAAAAAATAAAATGTTATATAGTAAAGATACAGTCGCACTTCCTAGTGCTAAGGATTTTTGGATAATCCCTAAACCACAATTGGTCATAGACTTCGCGGACCATTCACGCCAGTTATTGAAAGGAAAGTTGTCAGTTTTTAAGTGTATTTGAGGCGCCAATTGGCAACCCTATCGTCAAAACTGTAAAACAATGATGGGGTTGATAGATTGACTTTTTCACAGATTAGTTTAGCGTCAGCTCGCATTTTCTCATAAACAGATCTTCCATGGGCGAAAGCCTCATGGAGTCCGGAGTCGATGCAAGACATAGCCACTTCACGCATATCCGTGGTTTTTGATTTGAGGTTACAATGCCAACTCTTGTAGATAGCGTCGAGTTCGAGTGCACCAAGTGAGACACCAAGTTCAGGAATGAAGTTGGAAATTCTTTTTAGGTAATCGGCTTGATCGGGATCGAGATAATCGACAATGTCATCCTCTTTAGAGGGTACAGTGATAATAACTCCATGTTTTTCTAAGAAATCATGGAAGTTACGGAAAGTGAAATTTCGCGCTTCCGCTTCCGCACTTCCAGTGAAATCATCGCCATAACAGGATGAATTGACATAATCTCTGTACCTGGTGAGGTTTGGGCAACAGTGGAAGAATCCCATGCGAGCATAAAGAGCTCCAACAATAGAATTCAAATATACTGTCAGTGGATTACCAGAGGGGTTCATGTTGTAGACCATAATAAGGGTGCCATTGTAATCGACCATTGCGTTAACAAGATCGGTACACATAGCACTCATAACGGCAAGATCTTTTTGAGCATAGCCAAGTTTCTCTCCGATTCGAAGAAGAATTTTGCAGGCTGTGGTCATGATCTCGCACAAAATGGTGACATCGAACTTTTTGTAATCCCATCCAAGAATTGCGTCCTTGTACTTGGCTACAAATTCTTGTAGTTGTTGCCATTCGGGACCCATACAGTTAATTCCTACTGCGCACTCAGACATCAAAGGATGCAAACTGAGAAATCGCATGATTCCCAGGAAGTACTGTCGGATCAAAAGGGTAAAAACAAGAGGACACGCTTGGAAAACGCGGACTTTTTCAGAAGTTAGAGATTTAGCTTCGTCCTTAAGACATGCCATATAAACAGCAAAGTATCTCTCTCCACGCTCGTAGCAGGCTATAGCACGCTTGTACTCAGCAAAAACTCGCTCAGAGAGATTCCAGTCATCATCTATCTCATTGGATTTAGGTCCAAAGAGTGGGTGACCACAACTGGTTGCACGTTTGATGGCGTCAATGAATCGAACACCAGGGATACCGCGAATAGCTTCCTGAAGAGTAAGCTTTCTACAGTATGGATCGGTATTCTCCTCAGCCAATTTCAATAGGGGTTCTTCATAGTCCTCTCTTGCTCGCTTCAATAGTTTCGGATGAAATGGTTCAGGTTCGTCAACCATAGAAGTGAGAGTGAGATTATACGCTTTCCAATTGGGGGTCATTTTAGGAGGACCCCATTTATTTTCAACACCAGTAACTTCAGTCACTGCATCAGAAATAACGGATTTCACTACGTTACTCTTAGATTGCGGGCGGAATTTTGTTGACCCGTAAACAATAAGAGGACTTTCTGATGGTAGTGTTGCGAACATCGATCGTTCATGGACTTTTGTTGAGTCCAGGAGCTTCTTGCCATAAAAACTATCGGGAAGACTTGTATATTTCCCTAGCGCAATTACATC